TCTCCTGTGAGCAAGCTTCCGTACAGCATTCGCGAACCGATAAACGGCCGGAATTGTGGAAAGTCTATCTTTCAGATAGATGGGAGTTACCTCGATCCCTGAGTAATAGTGCTTACCACAGCTCTCACGGAAGCATGAAGCGAAATGACTTTTCTTCATGTTCATTGTGAAGCCATAGAAGCGGCACATCTCAGCGAAAAGTTCCAAACAATTTATGGGAAGAATTACATCATCCCCATAAACGCTTACAGTGTTACCACTCCCTTTCGAGAGTGGCACTTGTAAGTACTCTGCGCAGCATAATGCCGTTGCGTAGAATATCAGCGATTCCAGTTCGAATGTGAAGCCGTTCCCCATACTGGAGAACTTCTCCCATCTTACTGTTTCGCCGTTCAGAACGCCGTTATGTGATCGGCACGCATCCATCAGAGCGAACATCCGTGGGCTGAACAGCTCACGAACAACACTCCGACAGACGCTATCACTCGCAGAGGAGAAGTCAATCGTTGCCAACCTGAGGAATTTGGATCCCTCAAGTGCCAGCGACTGATTCTGACACTGAAAGTTTAAGTCGATCCCATACCTAAGAAGGCGTTTCCGCATATACATGCCAATAGCCTTTTGAAACCAGAGATTAAACCCCGGTTCAATGGCAATGACACGGTTAGCAGTCGCATCCTTAGGAACAGTAGTAACCTTATTCCCTATCTCTAGCTTGAACGAAAAACCTTCAAGCTTTGAGACATCGGTAAACCAGGCGGGATAAGAATCCCGAAAGGCATCGATTGGGAGTAGGTTAAGTAGCCTGCGTGTAGCTCCAGTTTCATACTGGAACTTATTGGCCGCACTGGCAGAACGACGTGGTATAGTTGTCGTCGAACCAGGGCCCCAATTGGCCGCATCGACTAAATCTTGATAAGAAATCTCCCCGACAATCTGACTGATTTTACGAATAACTGCATTATGCAGGTAAACGACTGGCCCTTTAAATAAGGGGTTAGTGGCCAGATGGTCCAACGAGAGATTCGTTGACTTACAGAGAAGTTCAAATTTCTCGAACTTCTCAAACGCACGGACATTCAGATCATATCCAGGCTTTAGAAACTTGGCTTTTGACATGAACGCCGTCGCCGCGTAAGCATCCCGCAACCCCACCAAAGTATCATAGTGGAGCGGATCAAACTTAAGCTCTGCGAGTTGAGCATGCTCACCATACTGGTAGAGCATACTTACCGTTAGAGCCCGAGGACAATCCAGGGATTCAAGAAATAGAAATACGGCCTCGGAAGTCACTTCTGAGGATACACGGAAAGCTTTGAGCTCCTTTACAAAGTTGCTCTTGTCACGCTTCTTAGAAGACATGATAGGGGTTAGCTCCTTTCTTAGCCGCTAATACGGCGGTTCGAAGGTCGCTATCGCCGCCACGACCGGGCTACCAGTTGCATCGGTAGGTGCCGCGTCGGAAGCAGTGATAGTAGTTGCCATCAGTGAACGCACAATGCTGTAGAGCAACGCTCTTTCAGCACTGGTGCCAACAGAAGGCAACAGCCATTCTCCAATGAAGCCATGCATGTAAGCGACAGGCGCCAACGGGATTATCCCGGATGACGTCGAAGCAGTTACAGTGGCCAAAGTGGGGACCCCAACTTTCAGGCTCGCCCGATACACATTGCTCGCCTTGGTAGGCGGGCGCAGTGAAAAGGTGAACCACGGATAACCGACCGCAATACCGCCGGATCGGTCAACGTAACGAATAACCCCAGGCGCGATCTCGCGTTCGGGACCAAACGTTTTATCCACACCCACAGTCGCCGACGTAGTCAATTCAGTCGGCGATAGGATAGTGGACAGCTTAACATCAGCTCTTAGAGCCATGGATGTTGTTCCTCGATTTCAATCGATGAATCGGCATCTAGACGAACTACTTAAAGGCAGCCCTCAACAACGCAAGCCCATTTAACACGTGAATCACCGAGAGGGGATTCTTGAAGTCTGGAAAATTAGCAACCGGGAAGCTGAAAAGCTTCGTCCGATTGACGATCACCCAGGTCCTCCAATAGTTTCCCTTTAGATCGATTGTTACGTGTGGGTAGCCATTGATTGGAAATTTGCCCTTGTAGTTCTGAACCGATGAAGTGTACTGCACCGTCTTGTTAGACTCGAAGCCGTCTAGGAACTTTAACCCGTCGAACGCACTAAGCGTCTCGAGGTATGGACCTATAGGCAAGAACCAGTCTGCGACGAAGCTGTACGGAAGCACTTCCCATGCTAGATTTATGGGATTTGTAAAACCGGTTTGGGCAGCAAACACCCGTAGCGAGCTATCGACCGTGAATCTAATGCCAATTGTGCAGAAGGTTTTCGTCGTGACTTTCATCACTCCGGTCTTCTGTGTATAATGACTAGAGATCGTATTGTCTAAGCTCGTTTTCAGGAGAGTGTTGCCTTTGCCGCGCGCGGTTCTCACAACCTCAGGCGATCTAACCATATAATCGGCGATCGCTTGAAGGGCACCGTGAATGTCGTACAGGAGAGGTTTCCACCCATATTGTAGCGCTAGCCAATTTTCGGCCACGCTCTTTAGAGGGGATACATCCCGGCCAACATCCAGGTCGACCTTACGCACCTGACCTTTAGGGTCAAGTCTCAGATCGATTGGAAGAGCAGACTTAGACTTTTTGGGTCGTTTGCCGAACTCTCCACTAACGCGGTACCCAAGGCCCCGCGAGCTTGTCGTAGGAGTCACTAATGCTCTCCAAGCGGCATCAAGTCGCCCTTTCTTGACCAGCCGGATCGACCGATTAATACGATTGACAGAATCGCCAATCATACGCGTCAGCTGTCCGAACTGAGCAAGATCTTGCGCCAAGTTGCCATTGAGGCCAACAAAACCGTCGGCCCTTGCGATCAAGCTAGCTAAAGCCTTATTATGAGCCAGTCCATTATGGACGGGCCCCGCAGGAATGTTAACACCCGGAATGTAGCTCGACGGAGAATAGTAATCCGCCGAATTCTGGAGACCGTACTCGCCACCATCTGTGCAAACGCGCAGATCATGGCCCATCGGGTCATCGACGAGTTTCAAGACGAGACTGTACGGATTAACCGGCAGGCTCCCCTTTCGCATACCGCGAAAACCCGGAGTATTAGTACTGGAGAAGCTCCTATAGTAGCGCAAAGGATTTGTCGGCACCTCATAAAGAGGCGTCCAATAATCCCGCACCGCTTGGAACAACTTCCAGGTAATAGTCTCCGGATTTGTACGTGTGCGAACTGGTAATCTTGGAAAACGCAAGTTAACACTCCGTCTCGGCGTGAGTTTTCTCAACGCTGAGGCTCGTGCACGTCGCAAGTGCTCCACGACGTCACGGTGATTGAGGTCCACCTTCGGGCCAGTTTTGACAGGTTTGACTTTACGGTCGGGCGGTATCTCTTTCACCGGCACCCACGGAATTTTCCGCAGGGCCGGGAAGATAAGAGACCACCTAGCCGCGAGGCCTTTAACCCATCGATGTGGCCAATCTAGAAGATGGTAGGTGAACACTTCCGTCCCATTAACCCGTCCAGTCTCGAGAACATAAACCAAGACGGGGTTCTCTCGCCGCGGTGGCTGTACTCCGAACCCAGAATACTCGTGAGCTTTTATTAAGCTCAGTTGTTCTCTGTGCACGAAATACTGGCCAACCAAAACGACGATAGTTCCCCGAATCGGGTCAGTCCCCGGGTTGTAGGGTGTCATGAAACGTAGAGTGCGATCCACCTCAATCAACTTTTCCGCTGTCGTAGTCAATTTAGTTCCTCCAAGTAGAGGGAACGTTCATTAACAGGTCAGCGATGCTGACGATCCGCTCCCATATTAAGGGTCCCACCACAAGAGCAACCGCTGTGAGAAGCGACAGGCACGACTTACAGATGCTTTGACGCACCTGCCGTCTGCGTCTGTCGATCTTATTGCGAATGACCATGGTGTTCTCCTTATAATTGGGATAAAACTGTCTTACTTGTCGAACCAATCGACGTGATAGTTGTACGGCGAGAAAGCCGACCAACATTCACAAAGAGAGGAATTTAAGCTCATGTCACCGGTAAACCGGCTAATGAGTTTTTGCAACTGATTGCGATTATCGCGAATCGGTTTTCGACAGCATGGACAGACGGATTCGCCTGATTGCAAAGTCAGGCTAACGATCCTGCCCACAATTGTTGAGATTTTCATGATTCCGCGTCCTCCTCAACACAGACAAATTCCTCTGTGTTTGGGAAATATTCCCAACGTCCTCCAAGTTCATCGTGAAGTTTCTTCGCTATGACCTGGATTTCGAAGGTATTCGGCTGAAGTTTAGGGATGTTATTGTTTACAACCTTAAACGTGTCTTCGTTCGGGAACAGATCGAAATCTGAATCCCGTTCGCCGACATGCTCAGACGTGGAACCCGGGCACCCAACGAGTTTATTGAGAAAACCATCAATGGTTTCCCAACGCTCGAAGGACCGCCGGGATGCTGCTCGTCGCTCCTCGCGAATCAAGGAACGAGATTGTTTCACAAAAGCATTTCGAAGTTCTTTGAAATGCCCTTGTGACAGGTAATGTGCTCTGCGTTTAACCGCATTGCATTTCACCGATTTCGTTCCAGGGTTTTTAAGGTTACGACGTTTCAGTGCAGTCATGATAAACTCCTTCAAAAGTGGAC